CGACAGCATGGTCCTGACCCCGCCTATCGTTAAGGCCGGGGGAGACGGCATGAGCGACGAAGCCCGCATGGTCGGCAATGCCGCCATCAAGGGCGACGTGCATTCGGTCGTAGTCGGCCAGCGCTCGGGCTCGGTCAACGGTCGCCGCGGCCGCCTCTTCCGTAAACTTGGCTCGGCTGCGTTTATGAACAACGTCTCCAAGTTCTGGAAACTGGCCGGGGATAACACGGACCTATTCGCCGGCAACGCCCTCTACGCCCGGATGTTCAACAAGGGCTTCGGCACGGAGAAGTCCTTCAACAAGCTGAAGAACTACTTCACCCGCATCGGCCAGCAGGAAGCAGGCAACGCCCTGAACCGATCAGTCATCGACAGCGTGGCCGGCGTGAAGCAGGTCCACATGGCCGCCCTCAAGAAGTTCGGCGGACGCATCAAGAAGAACGGCGGACCTGGCATCGATTTCTGGCAGCGCATGGAGGCCAAGGACCAAGTCCTAAAGGACTACATCAGGGAACGCCAGAAGACCGTCGGTAAGGTCAAGGCCGGATGGGTCGATACTCTGGCCAAACTCCCCAAGCCAAAGAGCCTGGGCGGAAGCCGTAACAACGCAGGCCGCTCTAAGATTCCCGTTTGGATCAAGCGCCACCAGCAGTCCAATGGCTACGTCGCCATGACCCACCAGCAGGCCGAGGTAATGGTCCTTAACCTTGTCCTAGGTAACCGCAATGGGGACGCCGATTACGTTGCAACCGACGCGGACGTGAAGAACCTAGTATACGGTAACCGCGTCAAGCAGATGCCAGCGCAGCTGGAAGCCATGCTCAAGGCACGCGCCGAAAAATTTAACCGCAACAAATAACCCCATGGGCTCTATCTCTCCCCGCCATATTATCGAGGCCGTCCTTGATACCTTCCTCACCGCCGAGACAGGCCTTGCCGGGGTGGCCGTCTACACGGGCGACAACGCCGAGATCAACGTCCTGCCCAAGTGCGTGGTCCTATGCGACTCCGCACGCACGCCGCCCGAACTGCCCGAGGGCGCAGGCAATTACTATTGCTCAGTCCGCGTCACCCTCTTCTCCAACGCCGACGACACGACCCTGACCCAGCACCGCGACCGATGCGCCGCCATCGCCGGGTCCATGGCTGACATCGCCGGCATCAAGGCCGCCTTCCTGGCTGGCGGTGACGCCAAGTGCTACGACGTGATCCCTGACTCCGAAGACGAAGGCCGGGACGAACGCTCCTGGGCGACGGTCCTCAGCTACACCGTCCCGGTCGTCGTGAACCCGACCCCCTAAGGGTTGCCCGTTCCCGCAGTTTCAAAGACTATGGCAGCTATCCTCTCAGGCACTTCTTGCTTATTCGGCATCGGCAGTGGAACCGTCACGAATTTATTCGTGCAGTCCTTCTCCGTCTCCGCTGGCTTCAACAACGAAGACACCGTCCAAGACGAGACCGGCCTGACCAAGACCCACCGGCTGGACGATCGCAAGACGACCCTCTCTGTCGAGGGTATCGTGAAGATTGGAACGGTCCCGACCCTCGGGGCCACGATTACCTTCGCGATTAACACCAACGCCTCTTATACCGCCGGCACGGCCACGTCTTCGTTCACTGGAATCGTGACAAAGGTAGACGAGAAATCCCAGAACAAGGGTTTCGTCAGCGTCTCCATCGAAGCGGTCGACTACGAAGGCATCGCCTACGCCTAATTGACACCGCCCCGAAAGGGGTAGACTCAAGGGCGTGGACGGAAGATTTCTGCGCGCCTTTACAGACCCGGCGGCCAAGGTACAAATCCTTGGCCGTCCTGTTTATCCGTTTTGCCTGAAGTACCGCGTGCGGCTTCTGGCCATCGAGTCCCCGCTGATCACGGGGGCCTCGGTCCCTACCCCGCTCGACCTGTTCACGGCCGTAAAGATTTGCGCCGAGGAGCCCATCGGCGAGCTCGACCAGGACGAAGTGAAGTTCGTTAAAAACCTAGGCGAACGCCCGGGCAAGTTTATGACCGAGTGCGAACGGTTCACGGACTACTGCATGGTAGACTGCTGGCCTAAGTTCTGGGACGCTCCTGAAAGCAAGCGAGGCACGGCCGAAGACGTGGGCATCCCTTGGCCGCTAGGCGTGGTGGCCGCGCTCATCAAGCATGGGGTGGAAGAGAAGCGCGCTTGGGAGATGCCCGAGTGTCAGGCCATCTGGCTCAACGCCGCCTGGGCCGCGGCCAACGGGTCGGAGTCAAAGATTCTGACGACCGATGAAGAGGCCTTCATGGATGAACAGGAGCGGCTTGAAAAGGTTGCCCCCCCCGCAGAGGTAAAGACCCCCGAGACCAATGGCGCAGAAACTTGAATACGAATTGAAAGGTAAGTCCGACGTCGAGCAGGTGACGGGTCGGGCGAAGAAGTCCGTCGACTCCCTGGGCGCCTCCTTCAAGAAGGCCGGCAGCGACATCGCCAACAAGCTGGCAGGGATGTTTGCGGCGACCGTCCTCTTCGACAAGGCGCTTGGTTTCCTTACCGGCACATTCAAGGAACTCGGCAATGTCGCCGATCAGGTGGACCGCTCAGGTCTATCGGCCGAGCAGTTCCAAGGGCTGGCCTTTGCGGCGCAACAGTCCGGGGTGTCCATCTCAGCCCTGGCTCAGGCGACCCGTCAGCTTCGCGTGGACATGGCGGAGGCCGCCGCCGGCACGGGTAAGAAGGTCGAGATGTTCAAGGCGCTCGGCATCTCTATCGAGCAGCTGAAGTCCGGGGACGCGACTGCGGTCTTCCTCGCCATCGCCAAGGCCATGGAGGGAAGCGCCGATGACTCGGAACGACTGCTCATCTCGACGGCATTCTTCGGGGACAAGATTGGCAATGACATCCTGCCCATGTTGGCCGACTACCTGAAACTCAGTAAGGACATCGCCAACGCCCCGATCGTGGACGCCAAGACGCTCAAGATGATCGGAGACTATAACGACGGCATGGACGGACTGACCGCCAAGATGAAGGTCTTTGTCGCCTACATCTTCTCGGCCTACGACGCCTACTCCAAGTTCATCGCTAAGATTGCGGAGGGAGCAGCTACTCTGGGATTTGATTTGATGGATAAGGTAAGCCCTGGAGGCACGGCTTCATCGATTACTCAGGCGGCTTTGAACAACCCGATTTCCGGACCTCTTGTGGCTATGGGGGCTGACGGCGCAACCAAGGCCAGCGGCTCGACCACCACCGACGCAAAGAAAAGCGAAGCCGCCAAGGCCATCCTCGCCGCAATCGCTGGCACACCCAAAGAAGAAAAGGCCAAGGCCGCGGATACCAAGTCCTCTTCTACCTCCGCCTCCTCAGTCTCCGGCAGCGTGATCGGCGTCGGCCAGAACCCTGTAGTCACGGCGCTGCAGGAACAGCAGGGCATCGCCCGCGAGCAGCTCGCCTGCCTCCAGGTCATCGCCGGCAGGACTAACGGCGTTGCGGTCGACCCGAACCTCACCAACAAGGGAGCCACCCCGGTCACCCCTGCCTCTCGCGGAGGACTCTAATTTCCCACTACTATGGCCATTGTAAAGAAGGGCGACGCCCTCAGCACTAAGATGATTCAGCCGGGTGGCGTCTACCAGACTGACGGCTACGGCCTTCTGACTGGGAAGACTACCTACATGGTCGACAAGGCCTCGGGCGGGACAGCCGTCATCGGCGGTCAGGTACACCCGACCTACTCTGACCTTTTCGTCCACAAGTTCACACTGACGAAGGGAGCCTTGGACCTCGACACGATCGACGCGGAATACGTCGGCATTGATTCTGCTGCGGTCACCACGCGGACGAACCCTAACGTCACGGCCTCGACTGGCCTGACCTCGGAGCACATCTCGACGCACCCCAACTTTTTCGGTCCGACGGCGCCTTTCGTGACGGCAATCGCAGGCAACGGGACGACCTTCGTGGCCTCTACAATCAAGCCAGGTTACTTCGTAGGCGGAGACCTCGGCGCACACTTCACTGGCATCGGCGCCAACGCCGGACCGTTCGTCGGCTTCCTCGATTCCTCTACTGCGGCCAAGCAGGCCTTCTACGGAAAGAACCAATACCTCGCCCCGACGACCTCCTTCTCCGGCTCGATCTATACCAGCCTAGTCGCCGACGTTACCGCCATCAAGAACGCCGTCGGTAAGACCAGCAACACGAACCAATTTGCCGGCGTGAAACTCATCCCTGACCACCTCGGGACGACTTGGTCCGTAGTAATAAAAGGGGCTACGCTAGACACCATCCTTCTGTCTCAGGTCAGTTTCGAGGACTACTGCGTGACCTTGGCCGGCGTGCCTAAAATCTACAAGATTAACTACGAGATTCGGTACAACCGCGAAGGGTACCCGACCCAAGTCTATCTGCGAGCATGAGCAAGATTCAACCGGGCAGCGGCTACGGCTTTATCTCCAGCGGATACGGCTACAGCATCAACGTCGGTCAGCCTTTCGAGGGTGTCGGCGATGTCATCGCGTCGGCATGGCTGCCTGTCGACAATGGGGACGACACGTTCTCGATGTATCCTGGGACCATCAACAGCACGATTCCCTGCATCGGAACTAACGGCCCCACCAAGCTGCTTACCTCCGTCACGTCCCCCACTCCTCGCGCTAGTTATAACTTTGACGGCACAGGCACCTGTTACATCTACCTCCGGGCCGGCGCTCAGATTTCCGGAAGCGTCATCGTCTGGCCATCCCCTGACTTCAACACGGCGGCCTACCCGCTCATCAACGGCTATGCCACGAAGCAGAACGACAGCGACACCTACGGCCACATCCTCCTGGCTATCGCCCAGAAAGACCCATCCGCCCCGGCCAGCCCGTCCCCCGCCGTCCGCTTCACGCGCTTCGTGACCAACTCGATTTGGTCAGAGCGCCATAAATATACCCAGCCGAACTCGGCGGTCTATAAGTTCTTCCGCGTATGATCGACGTCGGGAACTTCCCCGGGAACTCGGCGAGGTTTTACGGTCTACCTTCGGTCGAGTCTTCGCCGTCTTTCGGCCTGCCGTCTGAGCCCATCATCCGTTACGGGACAACCGACGATGCCTATGGAGACTTCATTTTAAACTCCACGGCGACCATGACGATAAACCCTGCCCTCAATTTACAGATTGAGGTCACGGAGCAATTCCCACCCAACCAGAAACTTCAGGTCGGTTGGATCGTGGAGATGTACGGCGGTAACCAGCGGGCCACCTCTCAGACGTCAATCGAAATTAAGACGCAGGATAACCTCTTCGTCCAGTTCATCGCAGGCCAGACCGGGCGGACCTTCCGCGTCGGCCAGACCATCCAGCTGAGGCTCAACACTGACACCTCAAAGTTCATGCTGGCGACGATCAAGACCTTTATTCCTTCGGTCGGCCAGATGACCATCGATGTCTTCGCCACCCAGGGGGTCGGTACTTACCCGCAGACAGGCGCTCAGAGTTGGCTCATCAGCGTCTTCGAGAGTAACGGCCAGTCATCGGACTATATGCTGGCCCGCATCACGGACATCATCTATCCGACCGGGGCCGGCCAGCCCATCCTGATGACGTTCCAGGCATTCCAGGCATACGGCCTAGGCACCTACGCCGAGTGGCTTATCTTTCCCCAATGGCAGCGAGCGTTCAACCTTGTACGCAACCTGAACCAATCCGCCTACGACGCATCGCTTGGC